ATGGGAATGATTAAACCCTGTGAGGATCGTAAAAAATTAAAGTGGATAGGATTCTTCTTGTCTGAACATACAACCGATATTGATAGAGTTGACAAAGAGTTAGCTTATGTATGCCCTCCTAAACCAGAAATGGATGAAGAAGAAATAGGAAAGTTTCTTCAAGAAGCGCTTATGAAACACAAAAAGTTAGCGGTACAACTAAATTACACTCAGTTAGGGAAATTTATGCCTGATATAACTGGATTTCTGTCTGGTCATAATGATTTGGGAATCTATATCGGATCTACCCTCATAGAATATGGTGAAATTCGAAATATAGATTTCTATTATGAGAAAAAGTGGTTTGATGTGTGATGAATATTATCAGCCAATACGAGCAAGGCTATTTATCCTATTCCGAGTTTATAAATGAATTTCCTGACTCTATTTCTGAATCACAGGAAGCATTATTCGGCGGAAAATGTGTCGAGTTTTATGTTGCTGTCACTTTAGGCAAAACAGATTGTTACTATTATGTACAACGCTATGGAGGCGATTGTTTTGAAATCGATGAAAGGTTATGTATCAAAGATACGTATATTGGAGATGAGCAAGACCCCTTTGGTGCGATTCTCGCTTGATGGAGTGAACTGCTTAATTGTTGCTCATAGTTTGAACTTTTTAGCAGATGTCGATGAAGATATGAGAATTGTCGTTGCTGGTGAATATAATTGTAGGAAACAGTTTGTAGTCCGTAAGTATTCGGTGATTGGTAAGACAAAAATCATGATAGAATTTGAATCACTAAATAATAACTCGGTGGTCGGGCCTAGCTCTTCAAAATAATTGACTTCCTTATATCGTGCAAGAACAGTATAGCCACCACAGAAAAAAAGTTCTATCTTATGATAGGGCTTTTTTGATACAATAGAATAAAAATATGAAAAGAGGTTAAAAAATGAAAGTAGGTCTTAGAAAACCGAGTGTTAAGAAAAGTTTTAAGGCTAGAACTACTGGGAAAGCAAAACGGAAAATCAAAAAAGCGGTAATCCCCGGTTATGGAAAGAAAGGTATGGGATTTGCTAAATCACCTATAAAATCAACAAAAGCAAAGATTTATAGAAAAACAACGTTTAGTATATGGGATATTTTCAAATAGGTTTAGGGGGATAAACATGAAAAAGATTAGTTTAGGTGTTTTTGCTTTAATTGCTATTTTCTTTCTCGCCGCTTGTGGCAAAAAGATTACAACAGAAGATTTAAAAGCAAATGATTGGATTGCAGAATCTTCGAGCGAAGATGAACCAAATATGCTTTTATCTTTCTCTGATCATGTAATGTCGGTATCCATCGATACTGATAGTATGACATCTAATGCAAAAGATGAGTGGGAGCAATTAGGTGAGGATATAGCAAAACAACTCATAGATCAAATGAGCTATAAACTTGAGTACGTTTTAGAAAAAGACACGATCAAAATTCAGGATACAGATGATGAAGAGGCTTTTGTTTATTACATTGTTTCAAAGGAAAATGAAAATATAATCTTCACACCTGATGAAAAACAAAATAAAGACGAATCAGATGCTCAAAAACTCGTTTTGAAGCCCTACACGAAAAAGAAAGAACTTGAAACAAGCTCATCATCATCCATAGAAGAAACAACTGACTCATCAGAATCAGCTGCTACAAATCTGGACGATATAATTGAGGCATTCTCGGAGCAATCCCTTGTAGTTTACAACCCACGGGATATGACCAAAGAAGATTTTGGCGTTGCCCCTATGTCGGCTACAAAAGCGAAAATCTTTTCTTTAATTGAAACCGATAACGAAGATGAGCAGCAAAACGCTCGCTTACTAACTTTTGATAATCTAGATGACTTAAAAGCGACTAAAAAATATTATGATGATCTTGGAAAAGATTCAGCAATGCTGTTCTCCTACACTGCTGTTAACGAAGATGAACTAGTGTTGATGCAATTTAATGGGCAACTACCACAAGAATTGGTGGAAAAATATACTCAGGCGGCTTCTTTGGAATTAACAGAATCACCGTTTGGTTCTACTGCCGCAGAATCGCAAACTTACTCATCAGAAAATGAAACTGTATACTCAGAAGAAAGCGTCCAACCTGCAGAAGCTCAAGTAAGTAGTCAGGAACAAACATATGAGAGTTATAGTGCTCCATCTCAACCTGTTGAAGAATATACAACCGTACGAGCTGGTGAAGGTCCTCCAGAAATAGCTGCACGTGTTGGTATTTCAGTGGAAACACTCTATGAACTAAACGGAATCGATCCGAACAATTACATGTTGTATCCAGGTGATACTTTGAGGGTTAAATAGAAAAACCTCCCTACTCTATTTGAGTAAGGGGCTTTTCTATTTTGTCATGAATTTACAATTATAATATGCTGAAAAACATAAAAAGATTTTAAACTATATTCTGAACAATAATATCTATTACATTGAAATAATGATAAAATAAACAAGAAGAGTATTAGGCGCACTTCCCCAAGTTTCCACCGCCTAACTACTCTTCATAAAGTATTGCACGCAATTGCTAATATATAGCATAAACTAAATTACTGCAAGTAAAATGAATATGATCTATGTACAAGCTCGCCAAAGCGGGCTATTTGTTTACCACGGAAGCTTATTGTTGTTCATGATATGACATATTTCATTATAATAGGTTAGCACACACCTGAATCTGTCTGATATACTATATATACCAAAAGAATAGAACTTGTGAACATTAACTCGGTTATGTCTCGAAGTTCTGTAGTTTTAAATATTCAATTGCTTCACCATCTAATTGGAAAAAATGAATATACTCACCATCCGATATATCTACTAGTGGTTTTCCGCTTAATAGGTGGTTTAATAATTCTTTTGTGATATTAGGTTCTGAGCAGAACACCGAACTCATGAAATTAGTTTGTGGTATATCGAATATTTCTTCTGCATTTTCGATTGGAATTATATAGGAAGGAGCTGTCATATTATCACCTCATGTCAAAAAATAAAAAAAGGATTCAGCGATTACCAGATGATGTTAAACAACAATTAATTGAATGTTTTGAAGCTCTGATATCCGATGCGCTTTCTTACGATAGCGGAAACTTTAAATCAATAAAACGTTCATCTGGAGTATTAAGGATGTTGTTTTACGACACTAACAATTCACACAGTATTATAAACCAAATTGATAATAAAAGTAAAATACCAATGGTAAGCTTTAGTAATTATGAAGAAAAAGATTATCTTTTTTATGGCCAAATTTTTTGCGCTCGATTTTGGGAACTACCTCCTGCCATCAATCAGCATTATGATACTTTTTTATTCTATCCTAATAAATCAAATTGTTTCAATGTATCATTCACTGATTGGTGGAACGGAGTTGTTTTCAGACTCGATGATACCAAATTTACCCGAGGAAATTTAATACTATCAATAGCCAACAAAGACGGAGGAGTCCATTTCGATCCTACCATTGATGAGGGGTATATCCACCTGATTAATGGCGACACTGGGTTCAAAATTAATCCAAAAGAAAATAACCATCTTATTTTAGGGGGATCTCCAAACACTAACAATGAAGAAGTAAAGTTTAAAGATTTACACTTGGCGTTGATGAGAGAAATTGTCCACGAATCAATTTTATCCCTCAAAAGATATTTTGGAATCCAAATAGAGTATCATCCTAATTTTGACTATAATTGGAATCGAAAATTAAATCAAGTAGCGTTTCATTTTAAACTTGTAAAATAGATCGAAAAAAGCCGCTATAAAATTAGCGGCTTTTTGCTTACCACGGAAGCTTATTATTGTTCAATGCTACTTGCAATGCTTTGACCATGTTAGATACAGGGCTGATAAATCCATCCACTGTTGTCTTCAAGGCTCGTTGCATAGCTTTGATCATTTCTGTTCCGCACAATCCATCGATACCACCATTGTAATATCCTTTAGCTTTCAATCCCTTCTGGATAGCACGAATCAGATCAGAACCGATAAGTGTGGTATCAAATTGAGCTGAATACAGATTAGCATTACATGCTTCTTTATACTGATGACTAACTACTTTATCTTTAGTCGTATTGTGGTATTCTTGCAAACGTAAAGTGACGAGTGGTCCCCATTGGCCATCGATTGCTAATTTGATCATTTGAGCACTGTTGTCAGTATTCACATCATCATTACCACTTGCAACAATTCGATAGAAATGATGCGTTAACCGGGTACTCATATAAGAATCGTGGCTGTCTGTGTGAATTCCGTTCCAATAATAGGAGCAATGGATAAAGCTCTTGTTGCTCAAAAAGATACCGGTATGCCCTTCAGATCCATGTGAAGACCCAGGAGTACCAGCAATAAAGATATCCCCTCTTTTTACTTCTGATCGACTTATTTCTTTCAGTTTAGTACCAGACATCGCAAATAACGTTTCAGTATTCCCCATGGACCCAACTGGTAGAAACCCACCTGCTGCCATTGCAAAAAAGACAGATGACGAACAGTCGTAACTATTAGGACCCATTCGACTTGTCATTGAATAGGTTACTTTGCCTTCGCGATCAGTCATCCATTTGATCATTTGTTCAGTGCTCATATTAACCTTCCTTTCTAATAATTAAAAAGAGCAGCCGTTTTGGCTACTCCTTGTCTTCATCATCATCATTGTGTGGATAGATTGTTTTGGTTGTTTCTGATTGGCCATCGCCATAGTCAACAGTATCGCTTTTGGGTTGCTCATAAGCTAGCGCCTGCTGGCTATCAGTGATACCAGTGGTAGTTGGGTCATTGACAATACCAATGATTACTAATAATGCGAATACAGTATTGACTACGACGATCAATTTATTGACCAGATCGCCAAAATCATACTCAAATCCAAATACTGCCGCAATCGCTTGTACTGCTAACGCCAATGCCGGAATCACTGCCAACCAAAATGCCTTACTTTTCAAACGTAATTTCCAATTAATATTGTTCATGTTTATCTACCTCCAAAAAATTTTATTAATTCTAAGACGAATGCAAATACCGCACCTGCTGATGCACCAATGCCAAGGATCATTTTCCACATATTCGTTTTGTCGAGCATTTTTAGTTCATACTTGCGTTCATCAGACTTTTCATTTCTTTGCAAAACTGCACGAAGAATTTCTGCATTTTGTTCGCTTTGCCGGGTATTTTGCTCACGCAAGAAACGATTTGATTCATCAACTCGTGCAAGGCCTTCGTTCATTGATTTTTGCATTTCCAATGTAACGTCATTAAGACGCCCCAACTCTTTGTCATGCTGTTTTAACCGCTCCTCATGTGCTTGGACCTGCTTTTCTATCTCCACATATGCCACCTACTTTCATTGGTTTATCTATAATAATTGTCCTTCCATTAATTCCTTTATTTTGTATCTAATCGCAGAGGCTGTTTTGCCTCCTACGGAAAACCTTAATTTAATACCGGAAGTATCAGTAAACGCGGGATCGATGTAGTTGCTTGAGTTAGAATCAAACAAGCCTGTCAAAGTAACAGCACTACTCGGATCAGAACCACCGTTGTTGTTGGCAATCACATTAACATTGATTTTCCTTCTCACGGAAGAACTTGAATATTCTCCGCTTACTGTAACCAATGCTAATATCCTGGTGCTGTAATAATCAGACCCATTTGTTTGTATATCTAAATCTAAAACGTAGGTAATTGATCGCAAGTCAGAAAGGGTACTCTTCCCAGTATTAAAAACAACTTGGTTTGTTAGTACACTTCCATTTTTTTCTTTTAACGTAGGTCTATAGTGCGTCATATATGTCTGATTTATTAAAAATTTACGCAAATTATCGGGAAGAAATTTTATAGTTCCATCTGTTTGAGTGCTGATATTTGGATATACATTTATCATGCATCTCATAGCTCCTGTAATATTATTTATTTCAGTTTCCTGTTGAGCTGTTTTAGACCACTTAATCATCACTGTATTATCAGATAGACCAACATTCCCTCTAACATCAATAAGATTGGGCAATTTAAATAGACGCACAACCGTGTAATCGTGCACCACGTGTATGTTCGGTGAGTTTTTAACAACTACCGCTCTTGCATTTGGCGTTCTTGCAAAAGCATAATTATTTACAACAGTCTTACTACCAGCTTCGCCGCCAAATCTGTCTCCATCGGAAATAAAGTTACCATAATTTGCGAAATATGCCGTCTCAAGACTGACGTCCGTTTGTTTATAAGGGACAAAAAGATTGCCTATCGAATACATGGATCCCCCATTATTTATAATTGACTCTAAGCTCATTTCTGGAGTACGATTTGACTCACTGACCCAATTGTTACGAAAATGCAGCTCATCAGTTAAAATGTTATGCAACACAACTTCGCATTTATGAAATAAATTGTACTCAATAACAGCCATTTGAGATTGTTTGCTGAGATGGATAGCTTCCCCTTTACAATCAATAAATTCACAGTAAGTAATATCTGTTCTGCCGCCTTCGACGTTGGCTACATCGTAATAAATCGGGTTTTTTAGTTTGATGAATTTAATTCCTGTGATTCTAGACTTCCATCCCATTCTATCTGTGAAATAAAATGTTTTTTCTGCTAAAGGATCGGTAGATACGATTACAGAGTTTTCACCACTAATTATTAAATTTCTGGGGAAATTAGTTAAAGATTTATTAATTACGTATTTCCCGTAAGGAATTTTAATTTCTACACTCCCGCCAGCATATAATGACATGTCTTCGTCTCTGTAAACATAATCTATAGAATTTACGTAGTCTATTGCGTCTTGAAAAGCTTTTGAATCATCTGTGATTCCATCACCCACAGCCCCAAACCATTTTACATTTACAGAACGTTCTTTCATCTCATTAAAAACTCGGCTCATAAAAGAATTGTCTGTTTCAAACGGTCTAAAATCGGTGTTCTTTCCAATTTGTTGATCCAATCTAGTCGGAAGATCAGGAAAAGCTACATCAAACCCTTCTGGTTTTCTAGACCTAATCAATTCACTTAAAACTTGCCCCCCTGGATCAACCGACTCAATAATTTCTTTGTTGAGATTAACAAATTCTTCCCAATCACTTTTCCCGGAAGCAATATATTCTTCGTATAATCTTTTAAGATCTTCGATAGTCCAAATATATGTTGAACCATCACTAATGATCTGTCTGGTTCCGTCACTAAATACACTTTTCGTAACTTCATAGCTAAAATCACGAGTGGTAAATTGTTGTACAAATGTATGATCGTCCGTCATCTTTCGAAAACTAAAATAGGCAAGCTGTCTTCCTAGTATTTGCCAATCTTGTGCTCGCATTGTGTATTCTAACTTTCCGTTTTCCGGATCAGTCATTTCCGCCTCGTGTAATTTTTGTTCGATAATACCTAATCCATCTGTTTGACCTATTTTTGCGCAGAAGAATACTTGTAGGCCTTCATAGGATTTAGGGATTGCATCTTCTAAAACTTGTACAACAAGGGTCTGCGTTTCTTCGTCTGCCTGTCTTATTTTTAGTAACCCTATATTATTGTTAGGATCACTTACGTTGAGCGCAATCGGATAACTCACTGCCATTATTTTCCCTCCTAGTTCGCGGTATCATCTATCAATTGCCAAATTAATCTCTCTACTTTTTCTTCAAAAAAACTATAGTCAACTGCACATGAACACATGATGGAATCTTCATTTGAAGTTTTTTCGTATTCAATATTTACCGAACCGTTACTGATCACTATTTTTTTCAAATCTCTTCGTTTAAAAATGACATTTTTTTCTTGTAACACACTAATTATCCCTATTTCGTTTATCGTATCGCTCATCGCTATCACTCCTAAAAATCAATATATTCGCGCGGATTGATAAAATCATCCGAACTTGGCCAAGGCCCATTTGTAAAAAATTGGAAATGCAAATGTGGTCCTGTTGATGGACCTGTTGTACCCATATTGCCTATTTTTTGTCCTTGATTCACCTTATCTCCTTGACTAACACCTAACTGACTCAAATGTGCATACCCTGTGTAAAGTCCGTCAGAGTGCTTAATAACAACGTAATTACCATACCAATCCGGATAGCTACCAGCTATAACAACTTCACCTGCGGCGGCTGCAAAAATCGCAGTCGTTGCATTGCCGTTGACTAAGTCTATTCCGTTGTGCAGTTGGTACGCGCCTGTAATTGGATGATATCTATAACCAAACTCACTTGTGACTGTCACTGGCTTGCTGATTGGAATCACATAACCAACACTTTCGTTCACCTGCACATATTGCCGAATCATCGCAGCATAGTGGAAGTTACCACCGTTCGTATACAAATAAGTACGTCCATCAGCTTGTGATACGGCGTTTACATACGAATAGGTGGCACCAGTCGTATTGCCAAGGCTCGGTGCGACTACATCGCGCGAATACTCTTGCGCTAAGTCAGTAGTATTTTTGCCGCCTCTAGCAGATAGCCACGAGATATAATAACTACCGAAGTTATAGCCTTGCATTACACCCCAGATATCAACATTTTGATTTTGACCGTTTTTGATTTGTTCGGCTAAGTGTTTGCAACCTTGTTTAACAGACGCTTCACCGCTCAGTGTATTTGGCGCCAGTCCTGCCGATTCCGAAGATTGCATAATATCGTCTGTTCCATCGGTACTTGGATTTTCCACCATAATCAACGCGTAAGCCAAACCAATATAATCAAAAATGCCATATAGTTTGGTATATTTTTCTAGCCACGCAACTATATTGGCATTTCCTGTTATGTTACCGCCAATGTTAATCGGTTCGTATGTTGAACCGTCTGGCCCAACACCCCCACCAGAACCGCCGGGATAAACTTGTTGGCCGTTTATTTTTAAGTCGCCGCGAACGTCTAAATTTCCCGACAAAGTTATGTCTCCGATAATACGAATGTTATCATCAATCAAATACATACCTTTTCCGTTACCTAAAATGATCCCTGTCCCTGTTTTTGCTGATAACGCAATATAATCATTGTCCGCATCAGCTCGAATCATCAATGCTTTCCCATCCATGGAAACAGGACCGTCTTGATCCACTAAATCCGGGAATGGTTCGCCAGCGGTCCCAATAGTCCCTAAAGACTTATCTCCACTCCAAAATTGCAGTCCCTTTTTGGTCAGTTCCATAATTTTGAGATCACCATTCCATAGTTGCAGAGTTCCGGAAACCATTCGCAGTAAGTCACCCAAGCCATTAAACGAAATTTCCATAATATTTGTACGTATTTTGCCAGCACGTATGAAATCGGCATTTAATGTACCATCAATTCCCCAAGCATTAACAAATGGTCCAAGCCAACCAGTTCGCGAAAATCCAAGACCCTGATTATTAATAGCGATAACATCCTTTGCAGTATCCCTTGAGTCACTATCCATATAATAAGTGGTATGCGGTTTGTTCTTGGGATATTGCAAAACACTACCACCTTCAACACCGTTTATTAGATTGGTTACGTAGTCTACAAATTCAGACATGTAACCTTTCTTGGCCAATGTTTTTATGGTCTCTTGCAATTCATAGCTTTGTTTGGTGTAAAATGCTATTTGAGCATCACCGGCATATATCTTCTTGTTCTTTTCGGTCAATGAGTCGTACACAACACTGTTAATTTTGGTTTCGATATAGATATCATAAAGCTTGTGATACACAGAAAAGGTGTCAAACAATCCATAATTTCGAATTTTGGCAAACTCTTTTGCCTCTTCGGAATCAGTTAGTTTTTCTACCTCTAGCTCAATACTGATTTTTGGCTTATCTGATCCAGGATTGATTGATTTAAAATAATTAGCAGCAACTCTATTCAGGCTTGCTAAATCTTTTACACCTTGTTCTTCCGTAAATTGAATATGCTTGGAATAGACATCAGGATAATTTGTTGCCAAATCAGATAAAACCGCACTTCCATATATACGTTTTGTCGTTCCATCATCACTATTTTGCAAATCAGCATACGGCAATACTTTGGTAACAATACTGGACCAATCAAATTTAACCTTTAGCCCGACTAAGTCTTTACCATAGCGAACAGTACCGACATTATCGCGCCCTCTTCTTCTCAACAGAGATAGCTTGAACGGTTCCCGTTTGATTTCTCCGCCCCAATATTGCAACATACTTCCTTGTTCACCAGCAATGCAACCTAACACATTACGTGCTTCAAAAACAGTGCTAGAAGTAGTTTGGATATCAGAAAATAGTTTCACATCACTTGGCTCGTCCATCCCATTTTCAATGGCAGCCATTGCTTCAGCACCATTTTTTGAGTCAATAGCCACATGCTGCACTTCTCTATTCCCAATCTTATACGTTCTTGACTGACCATAAATCAATATGGTGTTGCTGATCGTATCCTTGTACGTATTCTTGATCTCGAAAATATGATAGTCTTCTTGATCATTCGGCTTGGCTTTTATTTGGTAGCCATTCTCAAAATAATTAGCAAATCGGCTGATTAAAGGATGTTCAATTTCGACCTCATATTTACCGTTTGCTTGTTCTGTCACATCACACCGTGTGGTATCGATCATGATTCCTAAACCGTTGTGACTAAAATCTTTTTCAGTCGGTTCATAAATTCTAGGTTTCAAACTTTTGTCCACCACCTTGGCATTAATCTAAATTCTGTGACATTCCCTTGCCATCTAATAGTCGTAAGCCCTTCAGGCAAAATAGGAAAATCGATAAATTTGGTCTTGTTATCCTGACTTTCAAGTATCCCGTCGACAATTCGATACGACTCCTCTAATAAAGAATCAATAATTATTTCATTGCCAATATTGGTCAGCTCATATTTTTTGTCATTGATCCAAAAAGAGATATCCCCCGAACCTAAAACTTGAATTTTAGGTTTCGAAGGATACTTTTCAATGTTGTGTATTTTTTTCTCGTTACTCAGCCACCTGAGTCCTGTTCTTGATTGCTTAAATGGCCGTAGGCTGATCGTGAACTCAAATGGCACCCAATCAGCGTCCTTGTGTGTGCCAGTGAATACCGGTGGGCTTACCACAACCGCTTGATAAATATAATGTGCATCAAAAATGTAGGTAAAATCGGAATAATTAGACATATCCAACCAAGATCGAATACGATCTTCCAAGTTAGATACACTTTCTAAGCTGTCAGCCTTTGCATTACACTGGATTTTCCACTCAACGTTTTTATAATACGCAAAATCCACGACAACCGAATCATTACCGGGTCTTGGCTTCAATTCTATGACACGCCCCGCTGAAAGGCGCTGTGGCCTTGACCGCAAGTAAACATTGAATTCCTCGCTGTCCAAACCATTAATTTTAAACTGACCTGGTTTAAGTCCCACTAAAAACGCCTCCCTTTGGTGCATCTTCTCTATCTTTCAATTCCTTGATAAATGTGACAAGTTTCTTAGCCATATCCATCAGCTGTAAATCTGTTAACTCGCCCAAGGCTTGTAAAGTAATATTAAAAATATCCCCTGATTTTTTGTTTCCGTTTCCGTTTGTTAAGTCATCTGTGATTGCTTCTGGATTTATCGCATTTGGATTAATTTGGTTTAAATCTACATTTGCACCTAAGTTACTAGTATCAAAAGTAAGTTTATTTGCTGCAGCGGTTAATGCATCCTGCATTGTGTAGGCATCTTCTTCGATACCTTCCGCAATACCTTGCGGAATGAATTTACCTACTGCATCACGCCCCCATCCAGACGGTGAATGAATATCAAAGAAACCAAGTACATTATCTTTGAATCCACCAAGTACGCCTTTTGCAGCTTCCCATAGACCACCAGCAGCATTGCTGATCCCTTGGCCGATACCTTTGATGATATTCATGCCAACGTCGCCCCAATCGACAGAGGTGAACTCACCGATGAATCCTGTGATAAGTTTCCAACCTACCTCTCCTAATTCGGAAATATAGCTTAAGAAACCATCAATAAGAGCTACCATGATTTGCGGCACTGCTGCTAAGATAGCAATAATGATTTGCGGCAAGTTCTCAACCAACGCGATAAATAAGGTAACACCCGCTTTAATTAATTCTGGGGTTGCATCGCTGAGTGCTGAAATCACAGAAGTGATGATTTGAGGTATAGCTTTAACGATTGCTTGGATAATTGTTGGCAATGCCTCTACCAAAGCAACCAACAGCTGTATACCCGCTTCAATGATCATCGGAATGGATCCAATGAAGAAACTTACCAAACTATTGATAATAGTCGGTAACGCTTGAATCAGCATAGGTAGCGCTGTAATCAGTCCTTGTGCTAAACCCACAATCAATTGCAATGCCGCATCCAACAGCATAGGTAAGTTATTGATCAATCCTTGCACAATTGTAATTAACGCTTGAACTGCTGCCGGTATTAATGTTGGCAAAGCTTGTGCGATACCTGCAACCAAAGCCGTAATAATCTGCATGGCCACATCTATAAACAGTGGTAGGTTATCAACAATCGTCTGTACAAGACTCAATAGCGTATCAACCACCACCGGAATCAGTCCTGGCAGAAGAGTTAGTAACGTTTGCAAGACTTGATTAAAAAGATCGGTAACCGCCGATAGTAAAGTTGGCAATAAGTCAGCAATCGCAGTTAACAAGCCATTTAACAGTGGTGGTAAGGCAGATACAATGGTACCTAAAACAGGAGTTATGTTTTTAACCACGTGTCCAAACTGTTCAACCAGATTATCAACCAGTTTACCTACGTCAGCATCTGCATTCCCCATTCCAGCTAGAAGATTTTGCCATGCTGAACTCATTCCTGCGATAGATCCACTTATAGTTTCTGTAGCTTCCAATGCAGTAGTACCTGTGATCCCCATTTCCGTCTGCATGACATGGATAGCTTCTGTTACATCAGCAAAACTGGAAATGTCGTACTTTATACCCGAAATTTTTTCAGCATCAGCTAGGAGACGTTTCATTTCCTCTTGAGTACCGCCGTATCCCAGCTTAAGGTTATCTAGCATCGTATAGTTTTGTTTAGCAAACCCTTGGTAAGCATTTTGGATACTACCGATGTCTGAACCCATTTTATTGGCGTTATCAGACATATCGGTTACAGCTTGATTCGCCACGTCTGCCGCTTTTGAGGTGTCTCCACCTAGCGATTGAAGCAAACTGGCACTCAAGCCCGTGACGGTCTCCATATACTCATTTGCCGACAGCCCTGCTGTTAGAAATGCATCGTCAGCGAATTGTTGCACCTTTTTAGATGCATCACCAAACAGCGTATCTACCCCACCTACAAGCTGCTCATAATCAGCATAAGCAGATATAACCTTTTGGCTTAAGCCAACTGCAGCCGCTCCTGCCACACCAGCTGCAACCGCCATACCAGTACCGATTACTTTCAGACCGCCGCCAATTTTGCTGAACATGGAGGTTGATTTTTCGGCTTTGCCTGTTGTTTCGTCAATGGCATCATTTGCTTTTTGGTTATCAGCATCAATGGTCCCAAACATTTCAAAGACATTAAACGCCAAAGCCATCACCTCCCATGTCTTCTAGCATTGCTAATGCATTTTTAGCGGCTTTTTGAGCCTCTGTTTCTACCTGCTCTTTTGGTTTAGCACTTTCAACAATTTTTTGTTTGAAATCGCCAAATGAATCGGTACGAAAAGGATTGGATAGATAGATTTGCCATAGTTGATCATCAAATTCACCATCGAATAGCACGGATAGAAATTCGGGCAAGTCTTTCCACTTGATCGTGGACAACAAAAAAGAGACATCGTTATATCTTTTGAATAACGTGTCCTTAAACTTATGCATGCCACCATAATTTTGAATTAAAAGAGCAATTCTAACGCTTCTCGTAATTCCGGCTTTAAGAAAAAATCCTTCACCAGCAATCCGTAGGTAACAATATTTGTTTTTCCAATTTCTTCAGGTGTTTTACCAGTCAAATCTGCTAAAAGACCATTTAGTTCAACTTTAATTTCACTAGAATGGCTCATGATGAATTTCGCTGCCTTAGCTACTAAATCAAAGCTTTGTGCTGAGATATCTGATTGGATAGCTTTCACTTGCTCTGTAAGCGATTCTTGTTCACCTTCAGATTTTTTGCTGGCTACTAGTGCCAAACCTTGCGCTTTTTGAGTTTGAATTTTAGCAGCATCTTTTTGTTTCAAAAATTCAGTGACTAATTCAGTGACATTCAAAATTTGTACAATTTCGATCACTTTAAATAAATCATCAGCTTGGAGTTCCCGCATGGAATACCCCAACAGCCGTTCTTTGATTTTATTGTTCTTTTCAGCCGCTTTGACCTCAGCAGCTTTTTTCGCGGCTTCAATCTGTTCAACGCTTAATTGATCATTTGCTTCACTCATTTAGCTTTTTCCTCCTCTGGCGCACCATCTACTTTTTTTGTTGTTTCAACTGTCGCTTTTTTTGATCCGTCGGCATCGATTGGTTCAATCAACACTCTTTTCAGTTTGTTATTCTCAGTAGATAGTTCTTTGATTCGTTTTTTGTCTTCATTGGTATAAATATCACCTGACCAATATTTGACCCCTTTTTCAATAAATGGATAAACTACTTTATATTTCAAATGTACTCATCCTTTCTACGGCTCTAATTCAGGCTCTTTGGGCATTAGGATCTTGACTGGTAAGGAGGTAGTAGTCACATCGTCCATTGGCGTACGAGCAGCAAATGTCAGCGGATAAATCGCTTCTGCTTTGTCTTTCACTTCAAATTCCAATCCAGAAGTGCAGATAGCAAAATCCATGATGATAATAACTGGCTTATCCGATCCGCTAACTGTGCCGATATAACCAAGATTTTCAATGTAATCTGATTCTTCAATTTTCTGCTTAGGAGTGATCAAATCGTATCCCGCTGGATATTTTGTGTCATCCGATTCTTCCACATCAGCAAAAAGGGCCATCTTGACGTTGTCACGCGTGTGCTCAATGACATTCACTTCAAAGGTCCCTTCGCTTGATTCGATCATGTCGCCGCCTACAGGTGTGGTGAATACACCATCAACTTCCACTTGGCGTAGATTATTTTTAAGTGACAACTTAGATCCGCCGCTTGTTGCACCAAGGAGATCATAGGTCCACTTTTTAGCCGTAGCATCCCAGGTTAAGTTCCGAACTAACGCACCTGCATTTAAAAGGTAGCGCTTGGGTGTATCAGCAGTATAGCCGCTTTTAGGTAAAGTCTCGCTAGTAATTGCCATTCTAAATCCTCCAATCAAATTTGGCATAAAGCCTTATATTCCGACGTTGCAAAGTGTCTGATCCAGTTGGCACATCGTTGTCTGCGTCATACTGTATCTGAACCAAAAACTTATCTGTCACTTGATAGAAAGGCTCATTGTTAAATGCTTCCATCATTGCTGATAATGCTTTTTCGATTGCTACGTCGCTCTTGTTGTTATCAAACAGATCAATATCAATAAAGAATCCTTGTCCTGCAAAGTGAGTCGGCTCACCAGTCAGAGAAAAGGTTTGATAAGGATACACAACAGTTTTATTTTTGTTCTTTAGGTAATGTGTTTCGGGGACAATCCCACTGAAAAGCCCCGTTAAATAGTTAATTACATCAATACGTTGGCTCATCAGCTAAATTCCTCCGAATATTTCTTTTGCTAACGCTTCTATTTGTGATTTGTTTTTACGAAAAGCTGGACGTAAATAGGGTTGGGGTTCTTGCCCCCAAGTGAAGAACCATTCCCCGCTTGGATCTTGATACACCCAACCACCTTTACGACCCATCCCATTTTCAGCAAATTCACCAGTGCCCATTTCTACATAAATGGCATACTCAACGTTTGTTCCTACATAACCAATCAATTCCGCCTCATCAACAACATAATCAATGGAATTCCTTAGTCTAGATGTATGAACAGCCGCTAATGCTACGGCTTGACCTTCAACTAGCATGCATGCTTGAAACAGCCATTGGATTGTTGCTTGTTTCAAAACTTCTTTGGCTTCATCGGAGTGATCAAGAAATTTCATCAAGCCCACCTCTTGCAATAAATCTCAAGGTGATCAGATAACTCCATCACATCATCGACATAGGTTATTTCGTATTCAATGCCTGATCTTGGATTGAGGATTCGGTCGGTAGATAAGATTTCAAAGCTTGTATCTTCCGTTAAAAATATATGGCTAGACGTTGCCAGAAGGCTATTCTGATATGTCTGTTCATCAGAACCAGTGATCATATCCAACCAACCTAAAAGCTTGTGTACCGTCTGCCATTCAACTATAGGCTGATTCAATTCATCTTTTTCACCAGTTTCCTGTTCACGTCTGATTTCAAAGGGAAACATCGAATCACCTACCATTTCAATAGCTTGTATTTGTTAATGAAAGACATTAAAGCAGCTGGATAGCCATTGACCGACTCGCCGCTGTTCTGATCATAGTAAGTCTCAGACATTCGGGAAACAGTCTTGGATTTCAATCCAACTTTATCGCGCATTTTAGCATCATAGGTCAAAAGTTTTCTAACCCCTGACAATATATCTGCCGGATACTCAATTTTAGTCAAAAACGCATCTGGATCTGTCCCAGTGAACAACCTAGGGTTTCCTTCTAGATTAATAAGTTGCCCATCGATATTGCTCACAACATACAGACCATCGTTCCACTTACTACCTGAAACTTGAATAGTATCCTCTGCCCTAAGGCCTTGGATATCACCCAAGACGGCAATAGTCTTTTCATTTTCAAATCGTATTTGTTTAAAACGTACCTTCCGATTTTGAAAAGGATTATTAGTCAGCATCCGAATTGATTTTTCGATACCATCTAGATCCTCTTGCGTCGCATCAGGATAAATCTTCTTTGCATCTTCCAAGGAAATGATCATAAGTCTGTCTCCTCTCTAAAGGAAAGAGGACAGCTTATTTGCCATCCTCTTTTTTTGCAGCAGCATCAGTTGTAATTTTTTTCGATTCTTTGACCTGCTTTTTCAATGCTTTGTTTTCAGCTTCCAGTTTGGCAATTTGCTTTTCCAGATCAGCTGTATTGACTTCCTCAGGCTCTTCTTCAACGATGAAGCCTTTTTCTTTGAATCTAGAAATCAACCAAGGATCGTCGGTTTTGCCGATGCCATGTTGAAACATGACACCAAAAGATTCACCAGTATAGGATTTATTAGGTGCTTTGATTTGCATGATTTATCCTCCTATCTAACTTTCAAGTTACGCAACACGCCAGCTTTTCGTGTTTGCTTCAGTGCTACACCAGCAACCATTTCTACTTCGCCTTTTTTAACTGCACCAGGCGTTGTGAAATTAGGCATATAGGCTGTAATACCAGCACTTCCAAGTGGTGTAACGCCGTGGAACCCATCTAAACCTAATGATACGGCATATAGGTCAGTCAAGCCGCCAACTGTATCTTCTCCAATCGTGCGCTCAACGATTTCAACGATAGGATCCGTTTTCTTGGTAGTGGCATTGTAGAAATAGCCCAAGTCAACTAATGGGATATTGTCATATCCGCCAACTTTGTTACCAAAAGCATCTTCAGTGCGTGTGAAATAGCCTGCTTGACGTGCAACAGACTGAATCATGTTGATCAACTTGTTATTTCCAAGCAACATTGTTGGTTTGCCATCTAATTCTGACAAGAAATCATCCAATGTTTCTAAGATTTTGTATTTAGTCATGGTTACGTCTGTTAAATCAGTCACTGTATCAGTTCCCAATTCTGTAGAAGAACCTGTCAACATTTTGTCTAAACCGTCAAAGCTATCCGCATCAACTGCAGAGTCACCGTTGATTGCAGTGTAGTGGAATAGGTTTGCAGCACCTTTAATTTTTTGTTCCATTTGGAAGGCTGATTCATTTAATTGACCAGATGTGTTTTGAATCACACGGTCAACTTCATACGATCCGCCAAAGATTTTCAATTTAACAGATTTGTCTTGTCGATCTGCTTCATTTGGTGTGTACTCCGTATTAATTTTACGGAAGCCGGCTGTTGATGGTGTTTTCAATTGAGTGTATCCATAAACCAGTGTAGATCCACCAGTACCAGGGGATACAGCGTCATCGAACGTCAATTGATCTAACAAAAATGAACTGCGACGAAATTCGTCAATTGCTGATTGGATAATTTTGTCTTGCATGGTTGCTTTTGCTTGTTCTAATGTAACTGGCATAATGTATGCCCTCCCTTAATTAGTTTTGTTGTTCTTCCATTGTTTGTGCCATGGCTTCACGAATAGATGTTGGTTCATTTTTTGATTGATGGCCTTCTCCCGGTTTCGCATCAATCCGTTGGAATCCACCTAGTTTGTCCTTAGCAGCATCTTTATCTTTGTCATCAGACTTATCTTGAAAGTAGTCAGGCATAGATTTTTGTAAATCTTTCACTCGACTATCTAGATCTTTGACCTTGCCATCTTTGTCTAATTCCAAGGAGCCTAGTTTAAATTTGGCATAGTCTAAATCCTTAGTACCAGCAGAACGTAGTGCAGATTCCACTTGAGAATCAATTTTCAGTTGGTTATTTTCAGTTTCAAGAGTTTGCGCCTTTGTTTTGTAAGTATCAAGCTCTTTCTGGATATCCGGATTATCCTTTGTCTTGTCTTCCAAACTTTTGATTGTGTCCTTGGCTGTCTTCAAACTGTCAGAAAGATTGTTGTATTGATCTTTAGGAACAGCATTCTTGGGAAATTCTTGATCAATTTCCTTGTTAGCCGCGTCCAAATCAACAGTACCATCTTCCTTACGATGCTTTTCTAAAATACTTTTGATCCATTCCATGTTCTTTTCCTCCCATACCATTTATATAGCGGTCGGTTCCGCTTAGGATTTTCGGATATACTGCCGAATACAGTGTGAACCAGTTTATAGCGTCATGATTCAGGACAAAATAAAAAGGCCTAATCAATAATCAGGTCCCTAGTCTTCAGATGACATAATTTTGTCTAATTTACCGCTTTGAGCAAACTCAATCAGTTTTTCCAATGTTTGTACATCTACTTTGTGTTTTCCGATAATTATAGTTGGTTCACATGGTTGCCCTGCTATAATAGGTGTGCCATTAATAAAAAGACTTGGTTTCTTATCTTTTGTGCCAGCCTCTGTTTGATTCATTTTTCTTCCTCCCAGCTCTTATAAACTACAGTAGCTCCGTTGGTTTCATACCATTTAACTGATTGCTGTAAATTGGGTAATGTGTGGCTGATCATAGCAATTTTCAAAGTCGATTCAGGTTCCTGTACAGATTCGACAATATCCACACTCACATGATTACCATTCCATACAGGTTTGATTTCCGATAGCGTGGCCTTGCCATTTGAATCTTTCAGTTCATTTTTTACAAAATATCGACTATTTTCATCTTCTATAGCCTTTTTGTACGCACCTGCGAGGCTTTTTGGTACTTTTAAAGTTAAAACAGCTTCATGAAAGTCCTTCATACTTATCCCTCCCTCTTACTATTTATCCATTCTTGATAATTCTTATATGCAGAAACTTCACCAGTTGCATTGTCACGCCGCAGTTTCGGTTCATAGCCTTTGATCACATTGATAGTACGACACCGACAGTTGCAATCTTCACTGGCAATACCGAACATATGCGGCTGCAAAGCCTTCAAACCGCCAACTTCAAAATATTCATCGATTGCTCGGATTTGACCATCTAGCTTCCGATGATTATTACGTGTATCGCCGTCTAGTGTTGATACCCACTTTTTCTCAGCTTTTATTCCAAGATCTTTGGCATGCTGTTGTGACTGCTGACGAGTGACACTTGTGACACGCCCCGATTCCGTTCGAGCGATATTCATGGCTCTTCGATAATTGGCACCACCGATTTCAGCTATTTGAGCAGCCATTTTCTGAGTTGACCACCCTTTGCTAAAGCCCCTTGTAAGCACTCTGTTAAGGTTTTTCTTCATCTTGGAAGAATTCCCCTTTAGACGTGTTGAAAGCTTCCTGCCCGCAACTGGTGTATTGATTATGGTAGCTATTTGCTTATCGGTCAGCAAAGCAAAGGAAAGAGGTATTTCCTCACTCATTTCAAACTCATAAAAGAGTTCGTTATATGCGGTACTAGCGTTGTGTTTTAAAAAATCATACATAATTTGTCGCTGGTTTTCTTCAAGTTGATTGGCTTTGACATACATTTGACTACGAATGAACTCTAGGAGCTCCTTTTGAAGCTTTTTACTAAAATTATCATCTTTTTCAATCTGATCATTCAGTTCAATGATTTCCTTTGTCATTTCGTTTGCCAACTCTTTATACAATGCTTGCAGCTCTTGATTGATATTTGATTCGGACTTATTGAGTAGAGATTCTATTTCCTTCTGGTACTTCGACATCAGGAATCACATCCTCTTCATAGTCTTGTTCATCCATCAGCTTCTTGATCTCTTCATAATCAAGATCAAAGACTTCGCAAATGTATTTGAGTACTGTTTCATCGTCCAGTCGGACCGCAGCATTCAAGATATTGTCAATTTCGATTTGTTTGCGCTCAGCCTTGGTCTTCTCACGTTCCTCGACTTCTGTTTCATCAATCATAGTGTCACGAGTGATTATGATTTCTAGGTCAGATGTATCATAAGCAGTATTGTTACGCTGATTAATATCCGCAACGATCAGTTCAAGCATTTGTTTGATAATTTTACGCAATCGGATTTCTGCTTTATTACACTTTAGATCTAACAAGGTGTATCTTGACTGTATAACCACATTGGTAACATTGCCATCACCGACTTGTGAGGAATCAAATCCCATGCCGAATTTGTAGATGCCTTCTTTATCAACAGTCAATTTGGCTTTTCGAGCCTCTACCGGTATGTTGACAGTATGGATATCAAGACCGCCGTTATCTCCAACACCCACGGCTCCACGCGATCGTAAGTTATTGATCAATTGTTCATAGCCGTCACCATTGAATCCTTTTACTGCAAAAAACGGCTGATCAAAGTCCTGTAAGTTATTGGACAATGCGCAAGCCATTAAATCGTAGTCATCAATCAATGGTTTAATTGGATCTAAATCAGTAGTTTGGTATTTATTGTTGTCATACCGTAAAAAGGGAATAAAATCAGCAACTCCAAGCGCATTCCCAATCGATCGCCCATATGCTTCTTTGGTTTCAGGGTTCAATCTTGTGTCATGGTACAAAGGATTGACTTCCACCTTAGGATCAAGCTTAAAGCTTTGTAAATAGCCGCCTTCGCTAATGAAGTACCAGACTTTCTCACTATCCCACAACTCCGAACGAGTGACACGAACCGTCTTGCCATCTTGGTAGATGTCGGTATCGTAGTAACGGATAATAGCAATCAAATTGTAATCTGCATCATAGATTTCGATTACTTTTAGGCTATCAGCCACTTGGAAAGACAAGCGATCCTCACCTAACTTCGTATAAACGAATTCATAACCCTTTTGGCTGCCACCTTCGACCAATTCTTGCAGCATCAGCTGGAAGTCTTCGTCAATGTACTGATCAAGTAATTCTTGCAGCCCTTTTTGCTCCGTTTTGATTTCAACAGGGTTTGACAACAAGTATTGGACCTTTTGATCAATAAGCTCTGTCAAATAGCCATGTGGTATTTTGATGTTGCTTCTTGATGTTTCTTCATGTACTTTGCCTTCGTTGTCCATATAGAACAATCGGAAGTGTAAAATGTCATGTTTGTATTGGTAATAATCGACACCCTTACGCATTTTTCGCTTATAGCTTGCTGTGCGATCTGAATTCACTGCTTGTTGCACTGCAGATGCTAACGTCTTGGGTTCCTGAGATAAAAAATATTTTGGATCCAATGAAAAATCGCTCCTTTCGTTTTGAATATCCATCGAATTAGTATAGCCAATCTCGACCTTTCACCATGGTATCCGCAATACCAGTGATTGAATCCGGGGCATCATCATGAGCGTTTTTACCCTCGCGCTGATAAGTGGTCATGGCTTCATAGAATTCAGGCCATCGAATCGACCAATCTTCCGGGTAAAATACATTGTTTTCGACCCAAGCGCTGTTGGACAGGATCCGCGATTGTTTATTCGCTGATTGGTGGAAGTCTTCCCAATACGCACCATAATATCCGATTTCTTTTGCTTTTCTTTCAGAATTCCGTTTAAAGCCACGGCCGCCATTATTACCTTCAATTCGTACTTGATTAACTTTATTTCTAGCAATCATGTTCGCATGCGCGTTCTCCGTAACTTCCATCGGTTCCTTCGTATAAAGCACATCAATTATATAAGCCTTGTGATCGGATGTTTCTGCCCAAACAGGAGAGGATAAATAATCGGCTCCCTTGTCTGCAGTATCAGTATAGTTCCAGATTTTGATAATATTGTCCGGTAACTTATCGTATGTCTGGAACTTCTGATAAAGCCTACCTTTCAAATCAATTGGTTCTTGCTGGTAGTTGGCAGATGCAATATCTAAGCCCATCGTTTTGGTCTTTCGAATATATTCATCTTTAGTCAGCACCTCATCACACAACATTTGATCATTCGCTTCATCATATGCTTTCATGTTGATGTGTTTGACTCGATATCCGCTTTCTGGAAGCTTTTTTAAGGCTTTACCAGCGAGATCCTCACTGTGCCAGCGGGTCATGTTGATAATAATTTTCCCGCCTGTTTCTAATCGTGACAGCATGGTGTTTATAAACCATTCCCAATGCTTTTCAAGTGTCAGCGCATTATTAGCTTCTTCTGCATTTTTAATGACATCATCGATAATAATGATATCTGCACCAAAACCTGTTGCAGTACCTGTCGGAGAGGTAGCAAGATAATTGTTGTATCCATCCTCAAGGCTCCACAGGTTCATTGCCCCGTCACCGTATTTGATCTTTGCATCAAACACATCGGAATAGACAATCATTGCATCATCTGCTTTAACCTCTTGGATATTATTTCGGACACTCTTCGAAAACACAGTGGACAAGGTCTCATTATATGACCCAGTCATAATCTTTTTGCTATGATCATTACCAAGGACCCATTCAACATACTTCCCAAGAGTTCTAGACTTACCGTGCCTAGGTGGCATGTTGAGGATCAATACATCATGGTTATCGTCATTTAAGAATGCCTGAAATTCGTCACATACATCATTCAGATATTTCCGACTTGGCTTGTAAAAATCGGGAGCTGTCAAACAACAGTAATCAAAAAAGAAGCGCCTGGATAACTCTAGTTTCGCTCCTTTGTGTATTAATGTTTTATCCATCTTCATCACGAGCCAATTTTCTAAGCTCCTCAGTAGTGAGGTCAGCAAACGGGTTGCTCACGCTGACATTTCCACTGAGTTCGGTTTCTTTTTTATCTCGCCATGTCTCAGGTTTACGATTCTTCAGCCAGAAAGCAGCTGCCCCAGTATCAGGCGCAACCTGTTTAGTGACCTCTTTAGTAATCACCAAAGATGTATCTTTCAGAATATCTGGTTTGCTCGGCATGCTTAAAACAAAATCAATATAATCTGTGATTTTTTTGGCTCTGTCACGATTATAAAATTTACGTTTTTGGAACCAAGCCAGCCATTGATGGTCCTTTTTGCTCGAATTGCATGATCGACAAGCTGGCACCACATTGGACACGGTTAAACTCCCTTTGTTATTGAGAGGATCCAAATGGTCCTTAGTTAACTCATCTTCTTGTCCACAATACGCGCAATGGAATCTGAAATATGCCTTGGCCATTTCCCACTCATCCTGAGTCAGTTCTGATTGACCTTCATGCCGCTTCTTTTGCCCCGTATCAACAATCCGTTCCTTAGTGACCTCCGTATACTCATAGCCGATAGCCCTCTTAAACAAGGCGTTTTCGACTTGCCGATCAGCGACATCTTTGCTCTTTTTTAAGGATGCCGAAAGTGCCGGAAACTTTTTAACCCATTCTCTGAAAGTTGAGTAGGCAACACCTATATTTTCGGCTATTTGCTTATCGGCAAGACCGTCTAAGGCCCATCCTTCAATGCGTGTTAACCCTTCTTCGGTTATCCATTCAGAATACTTTGCCATGATCTCACCTCGCAATCTGTGTTTGTTTTGTAATTCTATGTAAAAAAACAGCCCCGAAGGACTGTTTAGTAGGAACCACCAAAGATCATGTGAGTAATCTAATTGACAACTCCCAATCAGGAATGTAGGACTTGAACCTACGACTTTCAGATTAAAAATCTGATGCTCTACCAAACTGAGCCAATTCCTGAAAAAGACGGCTAGCGAATGAAGATAAGGAGTGTGTTCAACTCCATTCATAATAGATTTTTTGTCGCCGTCTTAGTTAAATACAGGGCGCTGGGAATAATTTTCAGAAAGGAGGTCTGCCAACGTATCTTAAAGGAGTGCGCCCTGTTATTTACAATAATTGATAATACTATCTTACTATGGATTATTGGTACTAAACCGCCATTATACCGCCAAAAAACCGCCATTTTTCAGCGATAAGCGACAAGTTTGCCACGACGATAACTTTCAGCAAATTCAACCAATGCATCTGATTTCATTCGCTCAATTTGCCGAACTGAATAGCCCATCTCATCTGCAATCCTTAGATTAGAGTACTGATCTTGTAAGCAGAAGCTATAATGAAGTATCTGTCTGCTTGTTAGCTTCAAAGCCATAAGCGCAACGATTATTGCATCTCTTTCTGTTTCTGCATCCAATCTTTGAATAAAAGCATCCTCGGACTTGTTTCCATTACTAGGTGTTCTAGGCATATCAGTAATAATCGGTGAGCGGACATCGATCTTTGAACGACCTGCAATCCGCTCCAACCGACGGTAGTTCTTCAAAACATATCGTGCATTCTTTCTCGTTTGCGAGAAATCAACTTCTCTTAGTAATAGCATCATTGCTCAATCGCCCCTTTATTTGGTATAATGAAGTTACCTTGGCGGGGACAAAATCATTATTTTGGGGGCATTGGGCGATTGCTTAATGCTTTTTATTTTGCTTTACTTTCGATCTCTTTTAACTGCTCTGTGACGATCACTTCGATGATCAAAGCCATCTTGTTCCATAAAATAGCTTCCTCCATAATCTTGCTCCTTTTTATTTATAGGTTGACTTGATTGAAACTTTTCTTTGGCAATGGCTTGCTTCTCCTTTTCATCTAATTCTTTACCGAAAATCACACTTGCAACCACTGTCGCTACGACTGATACGAAAACCAACACTGCAACTGTCATAGCCATAAATTGCCACCTCTATTACCAGTGTTAGGAGATTTGGGTTTTCTTCGCCCTCTGAATGGCAATACTTCATGGTTTTGTTTTCGCTTGTACTTGCTTCCTAGAACAATTCTTGTATGTTCTGCTGAACAATAACCATTGTGAATCCAATACTTCTCGTATTTTGATTCCGATTTTTCTAAATATTGTGGTCTATACATCTTTCACCCTCCTGCTTCCATCGCATCCCTGACCAACGGATCATTAATAATAATCTTGTACTTCATCTGCTCATGCTGCAGCCGCTGTTCTAGCTTCACGATCTGCTTTTGTTGGTCCACTATTGTATAGGATGATGAAATAGCTAAAACAGACAAAACGAATATAACACATGCTTTTCTCATCATTTCTCTGACACCTCCGTAAATTTGCTGATTACTTTTTTATTTATTTTGATATAATTTTCTTATCAGCGAGTGGTCCGCTGAAATAAATGAAAGGAGCACACCCGTGTCTATTAATGTTTCATTAACTCAATTCTTAACATACACATCAAAAGTGAGTACAAGCGCCAAAATAAAGGCTGTGAGAGATATTAAAAATTCGCCTGGCTATCATCCATCGATTGATTATTGGAAGCCTTTAAGAGATGAGATTAAAAGGTTACACGAAAATAATCTACCAATTGAAAACTTGAATAATCTCTTACTCAGCATTAATGAGAAAAAAGTTAAAAATTACACCGGTGCTATAAATACCTACATTCAATTTATTAAAAAGAATGATGTAGCTTACTTCAAAACTGGTAAATCTTTTTGGAAACTTACCGATGATTTATTTGTAGGTGCCTCACCTGAATTAGGCCTTGTAGTTAACGGAAAGAAACTATACGTTAAGGTTTACTACAAGAAAAAATCTTCTGATGCAAAACTGACAAAACGTAACATACAATCATCACTTACATTAATGCAACTGGCAGAAAAAGATTTTCAAATGGAACCAGATTCGAATTTTGCTATTCTAAATTTACAAAATGGTAAAATTATCGAAGCTGGTCCATTGAAAAGTGAAGATGTTCTTGAACTAGAAGTTGATGCTCAAAACTTTGTAACAACTTGGAATCGGGTCTGATAGCACTACATTTCAGATAGCTCCCCTTGAATTTGAGCACAATTCTCACAAATAAAAATTCCAGCTTCTAATTCTAGTTCGGCACTTGATTTGCAAACTACACATTTTCGCTCCTTTTTACCGAAAGTACTTTGGAGCGAATTTTTCTTTTTATCCTGCTCTTTTTTTGAATCAGTTTCCATCTTATCCCTCCGTCCATGATATAATCGCCATAGGAGGCGATCGTATGAAAATTACTGTTGATCTAAACTCAGTTGTTCCAATAGCCGTCATTGATGCTGTTAATGAAATGATGTATCCATTACGAGTCATTGAATTAAACGATGACCCTAACGAATTTCTGAAACAACTGAGTATTTACATAAATGAGTATTCTGATGAATTTTCTGAAATTCTTAAGCAACAATTTATGGTCAGAGTGACTGAACGTGTTGCAGTCGATCTGAAAACACAAGGAATTTCAATAGTTCCAAAAGAAGACTCTTAGTGGGTCTTTTTTCCGCTATCGCTGACGATTGCGGAATTACTGTAAACTTTTTACTAAAGACTTAAACTGATATAAACTTTTGCTTGTTTGACGATAGACCAACATTATTCGGTCATTGTTAATATCCACTAAATCTAAATATTCAAAAACGTCATCTGGATTTTTTTCTGCCTGATCTTTAAAAAAATCAGTTATCTGAGCATCAATAGATGGTGCTAAAAATTCCTTGAATTTGATCATCACTCTTCCTCCTTACGATTTTGAGAAACTTCGATACAAAGAATAGGTGAAGGCCCTTCTGGACTGTCATAGCTTAATGCGGCTTCAAGAGTAGTTACATCGTATTCGGCAATATGCGGATATTTCTGTAATACTTCTTTAACTGCCAGTATGGCTGTGTACGTTTCGCCTAGAACCTCAATATCAACCCAATCCTCTTCACTTAACACGCTTAATAATTGGTGTAGTTTCATTTTTCTTCCTCCTGTTCCAAACCAAGCATCTCAATTTCTTCTTTAGAAAGAAAAACTGAAAACTCTTCATCATATTTTTCCAGAATTTTGTCAATTAAATTCTTATGGCTCTCTGGCAGATTATCTTTGATAGCTACTGGGTCAGAACCGTAATACTTACTGACATAGCCATTGAACCAGTCCATAAGATTCAAAATCTCTGACTTTTTAAATGAAATCGTAACCTCTTTTTCATTCATCACTCTTCCTCCTGTTCACAAAAGACTTGACCTAATTCATCTTCGATTACACGCATTCTTTGTTCTACTTCTTTGATCAACCAAATAGTTAATTCTGCGTTGGTTAAATCCATTCCCAAATCTTTTGAAAGATTAACTTTATAAATCAGTGGCGACCTCGATATTTCGTTCTCAAATCTTGCTGGCGTGGAAATCAACATTTCATCGCAATTTTTAAAGCTGTTTGTTTTGACTCCTGAATAATCAGTTGGTTCTTTATTATCAAATTTCAAGGCTTGCATGAAATTTTCACATTCCCTATATTGCCTTGTCAGTAGTTCATAATACCTAGCTTTCTCCTCATACTTCTTGAATTCCATCACTCTTCCTCACTTTCTGCTATTTCGTCGGATAGTGGACTAAATTTCTGCCCGTTTAAAGTTTCCGCCATTTTCGAAAATATCAGTTAGATGGTTTTCCATCTCCTCATCAGACAAATATCCAAATGGTTCCCAGTCAAAGGTGTAATCACAAGATCCATCAAAACTGATAGTCATTAATTCCAAGCCGTATGATCCAAAACCGCAAATCACACTTGCTCCCCAACCGTTTGGGAATTTATAAATCCGATGGTTAGCAATCGTATTATGACCAGTAGTCATATAATCTCGATATCTATTGCATTCTGTTCTCATTTCCCCTCTCCTTTCTAGTTGGTTATTTTGGTGGATTACTGACTTAATCATGTGGTGCCTAAATCAACAATGTTGTAGTTATCGTTGTACTCCAACCAAGGTTCTTCACATACTTCCCCACCAACTGTTGTGGTAACTTTCGCATCAGATGGATAGTTTTTTAGTTCCTCAATTAGTTCAGCAACTGTCATTTCTTTCCCTCCTATTCCGCTATTTCTCCCGATTCTCAACTAACAAATTTCTGAGTTTCTAGCAGACTTCGTGGATTTTCTTAAGACTTACTACAGTCACATCGTTAAGATTTCGCTGTATTTCATCATCTTTTTCTTCAATGCAGCTGAGGATTCTTACTCGTGCTGAATTCTTGTAGATACGACTTACTTGCGCTCTTATCTGACCTGAAAAAGGTCTTCCCGGAGTGCAGATGTAGCTTTCACCAACTTTTACAGATCCTTTTTCTTGAACATTTGCTGATTCATATTCTCCAAAATCTTCGAATGGCGCTTTAATGCTTCTGCTTCTCATTGATGGTCCCTCCTAAAGTGGATTAATTTCAATTTCTGTTCGAGGATTGAAGCTGTAAACTTTACGGCAGATGCTAACTGCTATCTGGCCATCGTCTTTATACAAAATGCCGTTTACCGCATCCGTCACTGCTTTGAAATAATTATCAATATCTGGTTTTTTATCGCAGTACATGGTCTCGTCCTCAAGCAAAGTCCTGTTTTTCTTTACTTTTGAGATATAAGCTGGTGGATATACGAAGAAGCAGACATCAACAATTACTGGTCCTTTTTCAATTAACAGCGGCCTTGTTGACATAGCATGATACTTAACTGCATTTTTATAGGCTTTCATCGCTGATTCCTCATAGGGAGTCTTACGATGCTTGGTGAACCTAGGCCTTGATTGGGGCTTTGGTGTGATCGGTATGACGATTTTCAAGCCATCTGCTCCTTTCAATGCTTCGTTTTGTTTAGATATGCTGCTAATTTTGCATCAAGCTCCGCTTGGCGCTCAGGTGATAACTGTTCTTCCCCCTGTTCGTTTACAGCCCAATCAGGTAGTTTTTCCTCACGTAGTGGCTTTTGATTATAGCCTTGTTTCTTAGCGCCTCTAGTTCGTTGATAATCCCTCGCTTGATCGATCGTTTTAACGTTAGCATCTGCCCATTCCTGCAAAGATGCCGTTAAAAAGCTAATCGCTCGATTCTTAGGGACGTCTTTACTACCAGCAAGTTTAATAGCAGCCTCTACAAGTTCATCGCCATAGATATCCACCAGATTAAGCAGATCTTCGACCTGTACAACATTTGGAAAGAGCCATAATTTTTGGAAAGTTTCAAGGGACGCACTCTCGCCCGCAGTAGCATCTTCTTTTATTTCCTTTTCTTTACTTTCCTTTACTTTACTTTGTTGATTATTCCCCTGATTAACTGAGTTATTCCACCCATTAATCGAGATATTCGACCGATTAACTTCATTTGTCAGCAAATACTTAAATTCAAGCTCAACTTTTTTACGTTCCTTAGTGGCTAGAATGTATCTGTTTTGAATTCCTTTAGAAGTTAATACGGAGTATTTATCAAAAATATCTTTATCAAAGAATTTTACTTGCACGGCTTTTCTAACCAGTTCTTCAACTGTGCCCTCCTTCGTACCAACTTCGTCAGCCACTAAGAACGCAAGGTCGTCATCCCACAAAACGTAATACCCCTCATCACGATAAATATTAGCCAGCAGGGCGACCAGTATGTGAACGGCTTCTTTACCGCATGCTTTAATAATTCTTCGAACTTTTAAATCTGATAAAAAATCGACATCCAGAGGAAAATAATCAAGACCTTTCTTCGTTGGTCTTGCCACGCTTATTCCTCCTAATCAGAGGGAGCTCGACTCCCTCTTTATTTGTTTAACGGTGGATTTGATGAATCAAACAGACTTTCAATATTTTCGTTCGTTTCCGTATCATTAATTGGTTCAGCTTCTTTCCGCTGAGTTGTCTCATCAGTTTCAGATATTATAAAACCGTCTTCTTGAACTTCATTCACAACAGTTTCATCGCTGATCGAAGCTCTTTGCATATCAATAGATAAGATGCCCCATTTACTCAACATATTTCTAAGAACAGTTTTTTTAGCCATAGCATCATAATCCTTTTTCCATCCGAAATCAGATTTGCTAAACTTTCGTTTGTGGGTTTCAATTTCTTGTTTGGTCCAATACACTGTTTTCTTAAAACCGTTTAATAGCTCAAAATATCCCACATATCCGATCACATCATCTGATTGCTTTCCGTTCTGGTCGAATTCAAATTCTTCGGTCAATCGGTTCCACCCTTTTAATTCACCTTCATAAACTTCAATCACGTTCAGTGCTTTGTATTGACCCGATCGCTGTGCTAATTGTATATATCCCTTATAACCAAGTTGAAATTGTGCCTTCCCTTTGTATGGTACTATCCATGCGTAACCGAGATTTTTATCAACAGGTAAATCAAGTGAAGCGGCAACCATGGCGCTTGTTACAATAGTCATAGGCTCAGTACTACTTAAATATGAATCATTACTAACGAGGTTTAGAACACTTGCCATGAACCCATCTGATTTATCTTTAAGAACATCCTCAAACTTTTTCCTCATTGTTGGTGTATTCATCAGTGCTTTTAGACCTAGCTGACCAGCAGCAACTTGTTTTTGTGGCTTTTCAGCTAATTGATTTTTCAATTCATTATTTGTTGCCATCTTTGTTATCCCCCTTCAATCGCAAACCACAAATTGTGCAATAGTTTTGATTTTTTTTTCGAGTTTCTGTCTGACATCTTGGACATTTTTCCATTTTATTTAATCTCCTTTTCTGTCAGTCGTCTTGATTCAGTGACATTGTAGATTTCATCATCTTTAGCTACATCAGGATATTTTTCAGCGAGTTTTTTACTGTTCATTCTTTTAGTAGAAACTAACTTCCAAGAAACAATGTTCTTTGGAGCGATACCGATACTCGCATTTCTTTTGCCAAGTTCACTGATGATTTCGTTATCCACTTGGCGAATGGCTGTTTCGATATCCTTTTTTGCTTTCTTAAGTTCCCTTTTTTGGTCAACTAAATCATCAAATGAAGATGGTAATGTGGTTTCTGTTTCATCAAGTTCCGAATACCGATCTTTTAAAAAGTCTGACGTTGCTTCGCTACCATCTATTTCTGGTTCTTTGCCAGCTAAAACATTTTCCTCCCAGAAACTAACTAATCGTTCGGTGATCATGTCAATCAGTTCTTGATCACGATCAACTCGTTTCCAAATGAACTTTTGTCCACCAACCAAAACGGCAATATAACAATATTTTTTATTTAAAACGTTCATGTAATGTTGAACCTGACACAAATAACTCAAAGGAACTTCTTCGCCCTCCCATTCTTTACCTAGGAAAGCATTTGCTGTTTTACATTCCAAAATAGCATTTTCCCCAACAACATCTCTGTCGATGTTCGCTCGCAGGAACGGATGTAACGGATGCTCGAATACCTGATTTCGTCGGCGAACTTTTTTGCCTGTTCGTTCTTGAAATTCTTTAGCAACAACTTCCTCTAGAACATTTCCCCAATACGCTGGTTCGCTCTCAGTGTGTTCTAAATCGATTTGACCAGTCTTTTCTAGCCATAATTGATAAGGTGACTTCCATTTGTTTAACCCAAGGATTGTAGCGACATCAGAGCCACCTATACCCTTTCGACGATCTAATAACCACTCGTCATGAGTCATTTCAAGAGTTGATTTACTCATCATCTGTCATCTCCTCAATTGAAATTGGTTGGCCCCATCCGGGAGTTGTCAAATACTCGTCTAACGCTTGTTCAAAAGAATTCATTGTCATTTCTCCTTTTCTGTTTTAAAATGGAGACAAAGATATTTATCCAAATATTTTATTGACTTGCTATTGCTTTGGTCGGCTAGCAAGTCTTTTTTCTTTGTCTTGGTAATCTTTAGCAGCTAAATCATAAACAACATTAGCGAAGCCCCATAAGAAAACTAATGTCAAACCTGCAGCAATGTGAATAGCTGAGAATGCTACTACAAATAGTAATAAAGTTGTTACGATGAATGTATTTTTGATTGATCTTTTCATGTTTAAGCCTCCTTAAGATTTACTACATTGCTAATTTTTTCCAAGTTTTTTCGTCTCTTGGCTTCCTTAATAACTTGATCAAACTGCTTTCCAGCACTTTCCCTTAAGAACCTTTCAGCTTCATATATGCTGACCACTTTATTTGTACTAAATTGAATACTTTGAATTGCACCGAGATTTACTAAAGCGTATATATTATCTTTGCTAGTCTTAAACTCAGCGGCTAGTTCTGGCAATGTGTAAACCAACATTTCTAATCATTCCTTTCTCTTGTTTCTGACTGCCTAGTCATATCTCGCATATCCCAACCAAATCTATTGCACATTGATGATAAAACAGATAATTCCAATCTAACTTCATCACTAAGCTCAAACCAATATAGTTTCAGATGATCGATCTCAATATCTGAAAGTTCATCCGGTTCGATAGTAAGCAAATCCCAAACTTCATATTTTTTCTCAACTTCAATTCGTTCCATTTCTTCCTTGTCTTGCCCAACCATTTTGGATAAAGGGTGATTATCTCTTCTTTTTCTGTTTAATGGTTTAGGTGTGTGGAATAGCGT